CGATGCGTTGTCAAAGGTGCCATTTATGACAACATCCGCACCCACACTCCCCTCCGCATCCAGCACCAACCCTACAGGCTGATCCACTGTGCCTTGCGTCGTGCCTGCGCTGTCTAGGTAGTTAGCCGCTTGGAGGCCGTTCAATACGCCTGCGCCGGGGAGGTACACATGAGCGTTGGTGCCGTAGGTGCGTAAGCGTCCGAGTGCAGCCGCTGTCAGGGAGTGGCCCGCCGCGCAGGCGTTGGTGAGCCCGAGGTTGAGGCCTATCATGTTAGCTCAACGCGACAATATTGCCAGCGGTCGTACCTGTGGCTTTCACCCGGGCACATTGGATCGGCAGGACGGTGCCTGCGATCACTCCGTAAAAAGTAGTCTGCCCCACGCCGCCTCGGCCGTAACATACCGTTAGGTCGCCACTTGCTCCAATATACAGCCCCCGGGCCAGTGCGCTAGGCAGGTCCGTCGAGTCGTTTGGGGTTACTGCATAATACTGGAAACTGGGGACGCTTGAGGACATGGTTCACTCCTGAGAATGCCATACTATATCATGTCCACGCTGATAAGCTAGTAGGTGCCACCTCGTGGTATGCGACGTGCAGGTTCTTCCCGAATATACTGCCTTTGTCGTGGTGCAGGCATGCATATTGTAGTGCGTCGTTGACGTCTGACCAAGGGTGGGATTTCTCCGGCTTGTCGTCAGTCTCGCCTTTTTTACTGATCTTGTAGCGGTACTTGCCCGCCATCGATACCACGAGCAGCTTGCACTCCGGGTCAATCACGAGCCCCGCATTGCCGTTCATGGTCATCGTCAGGTACTTCTCCACCGCCCCCAGCCGCGCGCTGATGTTGTTGGTGAGCGCGGGCTTGACCGCGAACCCCTCGGTTTTGAACATGTCAGCTACCGTTTTCTCGTCCGCCTGCCCCCGCTGGAACGCCGCCGGGTCAATGATGCACGCGACTGGATGATTCGGATACTTGCGCGCCAGTAGTGGTTTCAGCAGCTCGCGGATGAACCGTAGCGCCCCCATGCCGCCCTCGAAGCCGGTAATCGCGTCCAGCACCACCACGCGCCCGTCGTACGTCTGCTGGGTGATGACCGCCGTGGGATTCAACCCTGCGTCCAACCCGATGACCAGTGGCCCGCCGATGGCTTTGAGCGGCGCCTTCGCCACATGCACGTCCTTACTGAAGCACCGAAACACCGGCTGGCCGGACAGCGTGCGCCCGAACTGCCCATCCACGTACACACTGATCCAGTCCTCGGACTTCCCGTCGCACAGGTTGGCGTAGTACCCATCGGGCAAGTGCTGCACCCAGTCTGCCTCGGGCGAGCGCCCGCTTGGCTGTATCGTGACGTGTGCGTTGGCCGGTGGGTTCGTGAGCAATTCTTCCCAGAACGTGTCTGCGTCCGGCGGGTTGGTCGCCGCCCACATCTTGTGGACTTGCTTGCCGTTGTCGTCACACGGCCCGACGCCATTCATTGTCTTGTCCGGGTAGCGCCCCAAGCGCCCTGTAAGCGCATTGTAAATATCAGGGTGGATTTCCCGGAACTCGTCCAGCACGCCGAAGGTCAACTGTAATGACAGCAGTCGGCGCACGTCGTTCGCATCGTCCAGTCCCCGGAACAGAACCTCGCACTCCACGTCGTCGAACTTGAGCAGGAACTTCGAGTCCACTTTGAACAGCGTCCCTGCCACTCCATCGGGATACCATTTCAAGAAGTCCGGTATCGTAGTATCGAACAGCATCTGTCGAGTATTACGCGTCACCACTGTACGTGACCGCCTTATGCCATCCCGACACGCCGCTACTTTCGATGCTTCGTAGGCGATCTTTATGATACTGGCTGTCGTTTTCGTCGACCCAACCGGGCCCACAATGAAGCTGGTGAACTTGTCTGACGTGAGAAATGCCTCCGTGCTCGGCACCGGGGTGTAGTTAATTTGCATCTGTGTACGCCAGTGGGTTGCCCAGAGGTTTCATCCCGCGCAGGTAGCTTGGGGCTGGGGGTAGATCAAAGTCTTCGTCGGCGTCGATGGTGATGGCTTGGCTTGTGGGGCTGTGGCTCGCGGCTCCAATGTGTACTGTATGGGGGCTCGCGCCACCGATGTTGATACTGATGCTGAACTTCTCGCCCGGGCCCGCTGTCTCTGGCTTGTCCAGCCCTGCCACGGTACGGAAGAACTTGGCTGCTTCCATCACACCATTGAGTGTTGCGTCGACGCCTTTGGCTTTCGTGTACACGTCACCAAGCAAGTCTTCAAAGCACAGCTTCGCTTTTGTCGCCAGCGCGTACCCCGTCTTATCCAACTCTGCCTTCTTCTCCCGAATGAGTCTCTTGACGTGCGTCGACTCCATGAGTTCCACAAGGTATGTGGGCTCCATGTCGTAGTTCAGGGCGATGACTTCCGGTCGTTCCACTTGAGCGGCCAGCTCGAAAATGAGCCGTGGGTCTAAGTGTGCTTGGGTTAGGGCGTTCATTTGGGTACTGTAGCACGCCTAGTCGTGTAACGCAACTTTACACGTAGTCTGAGTATTTTTTTGGAAAATTGGTGGAGTGGTTTTCATTGTTAAGGTGCTTTACATGAGAGGAATTCTTACCTTGCGATGTACGGAATACGTAAGCCGTACCGCCCCCCTACCCCCCTCGGGCGGGTGCCCCCGGTGTACCCCTTGCCCCTAGGACAGTCTGTTGAGTATGACAGTTTGTCCCCTTGACAAGTATATCTATATCGGTTACATTAGAGGCACTGGGTTTCCCAGTGTTACTTAATCAAGGATTTATATGTCACTCAATACCGTTTCTCTCAAAGCCTCTTTCGTTTCGTTCTCTAAGTTGTCCGCTGATCGCGGAGTAGTTATCCGGTCGATCTTGTCCATGCTTGGCGAGCCATGCAGCTATGAGACTTACGAGGAAGCCCGCAAAGCGTTTGCCGAAGTCCGTACGGCTGCGAATCCAAAGGCGTCAAATAACTCTATCGATCTTGCATGGGGGCAATTCAAAAACGCGGCTGTGGAATACGCGGAAAATGAAGGGTTTGAATTCGCATGGCCCGCCAAGCCCAAAGCTACTAGCGCCGATGCCGTCAAAAAACAGGCGCAGCGCGCTGTCCCTGAAAGCGTAGCAAGTGCGCAAACTGTTACCCAATTGGAGGCCATTGCAAAGCCTGCGGACGCCATCGAAGCCGCGAAACTTGATGCCGCAATTGCAACCAAAAAATTAGCGCTTATCAAGGCTGAAGCGAAGTCAGACGAAAAGAAATTGGAGGACGCATTGAAAGATCGGCGCGCCGCATTGATCGCAAAAATCAAGCTCATGGATATTGCGCAGTTGTTCGAGATCGAAGCTATGGTCAACCATGACGCGGGCACGATCATTGCGGCATTGCCGCTGGCTGAAGTAAATCAGGCAGTTGCGAAACTCGCCAAACTGGCAAAGGAAGCCAAGAAGACAGCGCCCGTCTGATACTTTAACAAACCAACCAAGAGCCCCGAAAGGGGCTTTTTTACGTCTGGACTTTTCGTGGGACAACCTGTCAGACTTTAACATTCTGTCCCGGCCCAATAGTAACGCCACGTTACTAAAGTTGTAGGTCTTCACACACGACAGGACTTGTAACGTGGCGTTACACCATCAGGGCGAGCGGCAGCGAGCCACCCAAGCCAAGTGGGGTTCTCTTTCTTCTTCTTCTTCTTTTTTTGTTAATTTATATATATATATGGAGGCTCCGCCTCCTAACACCTTTACAGAATTCGGAGACATTAACACTTTAACACTCTACAAAGGTGATGTACCCTATAAGTTTTTAGACGCATCTATTTTTATATTTAAAAGCACATAAACCACACATCGCCCGCGCAGTGAGCTTTTGAGACAATACCGTCTAGATGTTCATATGTGCTAAACATCCTCGATACACGATGTCTGGTTCTTCCTCAAAACACCCTAAACCACACGACCCACATTTTTATATAAACTCCTACAATATCTACTTTCTTATCTTACAAATATCGAGCTTATTACATATGTTGCGGTCTGCATTTCGTTTAAGAGTGCATCGTCAAAACCGCGTATTCTTGTGTTTTTGTTAAGACCTTGGAGTCTAACATTTCAACCCTAACAGCCCCCACACCTTAGTGGTTTTTATTTGTAAAGTTTTAGTCCAGAACTTGCATTAGTTGCAACATCAAGATATACTTCAACTTCACCAACTAACCGGACATCCT